GTTCCTTGTATAACGCGCCGTCTGCGTACAGTAAAACGAGTTCGCGCTCGTGGGAAGTGAGCGGCGAATGTGCGAGAAACGCGGCGAAGTCGTCGCGCGAGCTGGTGTAAATAAGCCGGGTTATAAAAGCCACGGCGGGCGTTTTGTGTCCTCTCATATTGAAATTATCGGCGCGGCGTGGTAGTTTTTGAGCGAGGTCGCATAATGAAGAAATACGCTTTTCTTTTATTTTTCTGTCTGTTTTTTATTTCCTGCGCAAGTAATAAGCTGGAGCCAGCCACGCCGCTACGTATTGAGGTCGAGTTCTCCGGCAACGATATGGCAAGTATTTACGTGTATTATAACTCTGATAAATGGGCTTTTATTAAGGGCGTGGAGCTGCGCAACGCTGCGGGCGAGTTGAAACAATACAAATTTAAGAATGTACAACGCAACGTATACAACGGCGGCAAGATCTCCGAGTATGCCGTTATAACTATGTTTAATCATAGCGACGAGTTTATAACAGTTTCCGACGTAGACAAGCTGCGCGCGTTTGTCGGCGGCGCGGATATAACCGGCCGCGCGCTGGCGGAGCGTAGCGTATTTTATTTTGTGCCGGTGGAAATTATTTATAAATAATTAAAGTAAAAAAACTAAACGTAAGCAAGCCCAACGCCCCACATAGCGCTAGTTATAGTTTTATGTCCCGATAATATCGAGATCCCGTCTGTATATGTGTAATACAAACTTAACTTGTTATTATCAAGTTGTAAACTTGTAGGGTATCTCTGCTCGGGTGCGTTTAATACAAACCCCGTACCTCTAAATATAATATTTGTTAAGTTTCCGTTGTTATTCCATATCAACTCTGCGTCTACTATTGTAAACGTATAACTCTCTATTACATTATTTACATAATCGCTAAATCTTATATACCCCGCTGCTGGGTAAGCGTTTTGTAAAGCGGGTCTAGGCTTGCATTGTGAGAAGTGATTTATCATGTTTTGTATAAAATCTTCCGCACTTTGCCCGACTATTACGGTAGCAAATCTCGCGCCGTTCTGTATTGTTATGTCTTTAAATAGTCCGCCCTCTGCGTTGAGGCCTACAAAGTCGCTATTTCCTGCGTGGTCGATAGCCCAGCCGGCCGAGCCGTAAGCGGTAATATTTCCGTTACTGTCTATTGTGCCGTTGTAATTTGCGGATTTTATAACGCCCTTGTCTTTAACAGTTACACTCGAGGCGAGCAAGTCGTCTACTTCGATTAATGAGGCTTTTATTTTAGAGGCGTTATTTATAATTGTTTCGCCGTCGATTTTTACGTTCTCCGCGTTTATGCTAATCTGTGTTGCTGTTAAGTCTATTTGTGAGGCTATGAGCCCAGCGGCTACGGCGTCGTCCCATAATGCCTTAACGGCAGCGCTCGAGGCGTTGCCCTTTATGCCATAATAGCCCGTGCCCTCTACGAGTCCGTAAACGGCGTTTACTTTCGCCTCGGTCGAGGCTGCTATAAGCTGCGCGCGTTTTGTGGCGTCTATCATAATCGGCAAGTTAAGCGATAGGCTCATTTGTCCGCTGGCGCCGCCGCCCTCTACGAGCGCCGTAACGCTGCCCGCTTGTATGTCGATAAGGCCGACGAGTTCGCGCTCCATATCCTGCACTTGTAAGAGGATTTCGTCCTCGCTTATGGAAATACTAGCGGAAGTGTTGCGCGCGTCGTCGTCGAGCCTTGCTACGATTTCCTCGAGTGTTTCCTCAACCGGGCGCACGTTGTATATGTTTGTAAAGCGGTAGCCGTTTTGTATTGTATCGACGGCGGCTTGTACCATATCGCCGGTTACGCCCTGCGCGGCCTCGGTTGCGATTGCCTGCGCGTCGCCCTCGGTCAAGTAGTCGCGCTGCTCTGCGATTGTCTTGTTTGAGCTGTCGGGTATTGATGTAATATTTGTTTTATACTCCGGGAGTGTGCCGTATTCATAAAGCGCCGGGTTGTAGTCTACGAGTGTTAGAGTAAAGCCCTCGTCTGTTTCCTCGGCGTTTGTTATTTTCATGCTGCTAGTTACTGTTGTAAACTCGCCCTCTACGTCCAGCTCGCCGAACGATAACGCATTACCCGGAGCGGGCAGCACGGCGGCGTTATTGCGTAAAGTGGTGATAACGTCGAGCGTGTCCGTTTTTCCCGTTCCCTCGACTTTCAACGCGAGCAAGCCGCGGCCGTTGTCGCTTATACAGTTTATTATAACGCCGCAAGCCACGTTAGCCGGGAATATAACCGAGCCGTCGAGTACAATTTGTTTTAAGTACGAGTTTTGCCAAACGAGCGCCTTAATTATGCCGTGCGCAAGTCCGATTTTTAAAGACTTGTGTTGTAACTCTACGCGAGAATAAAGCGGATAATAAGCCGACTCGCGCCCAGCTCGTACCGTTACTATTCGCGGCTGCGCGATTTCCTCGGCCATTTTACGCCACGCGTATTTAAACGCGTGCTCGTATGTGGTGATGTACTCGAGCGCGGTTTCTGTGAGGGTGTCGGTTGCGGGATCATACGCGCCGCCGTCGCGCATAAACGTAACGGAGTCTACGTCGTAGCCTGCCGCGCCGTTTACGTAGGTTACCTTTTTACCGGTCGCTTTGCGTTCAAACTTTTTAACGGTGCTTATGCCTACAATGTTTTCCGAGTTGAGAAGTGCTACGGAGTAGTCGCGGCCGTTGTCTATGGCTGCCTCAATTAAGCCGGTCATAGGATTATAAACGAGCGCGGTGTTAGAGTTGCCGCAGAGGGTTTCTATAATTGTCTGTTTCTTTGTGTTTTTTGTGATTACGCCGTCGGCTTTAAAGCCTTGCTCCTCACAATATTCATACCACGCACCGAACGTGTCGAGATCGAGTTCGTCGTCGCTGTATTGGCTCGGCTTGTGGTGCGGGCTTGTGAGGATTTCCAGCGCCCACGCTGCAAGGTTGCTAGTCGGTGTTTTTGTTTCGCTCCATGCGCTGCCGTCCCATGTGCGCGCGCAGCCCTGCGCTATAACGCTTACGGCGTCGAGGTTGCCCTCGGTGTTGATGTTAGCGGCAATCCTCAAACCTACGCGCACGCATTTATCGCGCTCGCGTGGCTCGAGTACGTCGGCCGTTACAAGCTGCGACGAGGTGCTCTTTTTTGCGTCGTAACATTTTGTTTGTACGGCGAGCAAATAAACGGTGTCTTTCGCGTTGCTTTCCTCTTTTGGAGTCAATCGGCGTATACGTACACGCATACTCTTGCCGTAAGCCTGCGCCGCGGTAAAGTCTTGGCGGGCTACAAAGCGCATTTGCTGGCGTGTGTTGTATGTAAATGTATTTGAGTATGTGCCGTCTTGATTAAAGCCGGTTGTAAAGTCGTGCCAATCGCTCTCGCTCGGGTTGTCTACGTTCGCCCATTGTGGCGACAATGTTATAGTGTCCGGCTCCCATGAGTCCGTAAACTTTTGCAAGCCGTCAAAAAGCGCGATTAATTCTACGCTCTGCGCATTTGTCGGAAGTTCCTGCACGACGCCCGCGCGCCACTCGGCCTCTATTTTTGCGTTTTCGTCCGGGTCGCTGCTGGCGTGTTTATGTGGTATTTCTGTGCTAAGTTCTGTACAAATAATTTTTTTATTAAAATCGTCGTTTGTAAATGCGCCGGTCTGCTTGATCTCGATAATATTACGCTCGTCGTAATATGTGCCAGCGTCGAACGAGTAAACGCCGTCTTGTGGAGTTGTGCCGGTAAACTGTTTTATTACAGTTTCGCCCATTTTGATTTTATCGAAAACGAGGTTATTATAAGCGACTTCGAGCACGACGTTGTAATATTGCTCGCTGCCGCGTGTGCCTGCTATGGTGTAGTGAGCCGGGCAGAGTCTATACGGTGTCATTAAAGATTTACCCAGCATATACGGGAAAGTGCGGCCGGTTGCCGGCTGGTTTCGTGCGCCCTTAATAAACGGCAGCTTGCCGCTTTGGTCTTGTGCCGCTTTCGATTTTTTGTTAGCCTCGTCGAGTTTCTCTTGTGCTGTTTTGCTCTGATATATGGAAATACCCACGGAAACGCCGCACGCTACAATAGCGATAACGCCCATTACAATAGCAACGGTAGAGGCCGCGCCCGGAGTTTTACGTACATAAATAATGTCGTTTTTCTGTACGTCATAATCGGGGTTTATACGGTAGCCGCTTTTTAATACTACGGCGTTTTCCCAATCTATGCCCGGCAGATTGTCGCGCAGCTTGCCGTTAAAGGTGTAAGTTGTTTTCTCGTTTATTCCGTCAAATACGTGTATTAATGCCATATAGCCCCCTAACTTTCATAGTTCCGATATGATTTACGCGGCAGCCTGCGCGCGTCATGTGTATAAACTCGTGAGCGTTCAAACATACCCCTATATGTAACTCGTTGCCGTACTCCATTTCGATAAGCGCGCCCTCGCGCGGCTTGTCTATCGGTGTTACGTTGAGCGTTGGCGCGTACTCGTCGCTAAGTGTCAAATCGTGGTTTTCGTAAAATACGTCGTCCAGCTTGTAACCCATGCGGCGCGCTACCTCAATAGCGAGGCCGTAGCAATCATAGCCGGATTTGTCGCGGCCGTGGTCGCGGTATGGAGTGCCTAGTAAATCATTAATTTGTATCATGTCTATATAGTCATAATTAAGCGTTTCCGCGGTTGTTGTCGCTGTCGAAAACATACGGCGGAAACGCCATGCCGAGCCGGTCGTCGTTTGTGAATGTAATAGTTATTTTCATTGTTTCATCGGTCGTTACGCTGCCGTATTGATGTTTAAAGGATTTAATCGGCGTAATATCGCCGTTTGACTCGATTACACCGACGGCCATAACTGTGAATAACTCGTCCGACTCCTCGATTATATCTATAACGCTATTGTCTATTGCGGTTATCTCGAGCGAGCCGTTTTTCAATACGCCGCCTATAGTTTTAGGCTTGGTGTATTTAAACCCGCTCGCGTGATATGTTATGCCGTCGTATACTACGTCCTCGTTGTTATTTACGAAATAAAGCGCGCCGGCGTCCGGGTGATGTAGTTTAATGAGATACGGCAGCGAGTAAGCGCCGCCACTTGCCAGCGCGTTAAAAATCTCGTTTTGTGTCATACCTCTACCCACTCCATATTAATTTCTTTCAAGTTCATGCCGCTACTTGTCGGCGTTCCCTCTATGCGGTATTCCTGCGTTGTGCCGTCGCCGCGTAAACTTGGAGCCGTAAACGTTCCAGCGTTGCCGCCGAGGGTGTTTTCATACCAATTAAAAAATATTGTTTCCTGCGCGCGTGTGGCGCAATACGACACGCTATAACGGCGCTTGTTTTTACTGTTGCGCTGTACGGAAATAACGCGCCCGCTGTCAAACTCGGTTTTAATTGCGTTATCTACGTACCCGGTCTGCACGCCGTATAGTTTTCTAAGTGGTAAGTCTGTTGTATTCCATGCTACGCTCATAATATTTTTACCCCCTCTTGGCGAGTATTCATAGCGGCGAGTCCTGCGTCGTAGGTGCCGTCGCTAAAACCTTGATTTATATGTTTGTCGAGAATGTCAATAATTAAGCCGTTGTTATCCTGCCTTATGCTGGTGTCTACGCGGCCGCTCTGTGTGTTGTTTACGGTGAGATTGTAGCCAGCCGCGCCGCGTGTGTCTTGGCCGTTTAATTTATCCCATAGGCTGCGCTGCTGTGCGGCGTTTAATACCATTTCGCCAGCTCTTGCGTGAATGTATGTATTATCGCCGCCCATAGTTGCGCCGTTAGCGCCGCCAATAATACCGCCCTTGTAAAAATTAGGTGGTATAGGTTTAGAGGCGATAATCGAGGCAAGCTGCACGGCTCCGGCAGCGCCCACGAGTGCGCCGGTTATGAGTCCGGCCGTACCGCCTTGCGCTATGGCTTTCGATACGCCCTCGGCAATATTAGCCGTAGCGGCAAGTATTGAGGCGCTCCACTCAAACATTTTAATCTTGTATTCTTCCTGCGCAGCTTTGCGGCGTATTTCTTTTTGCTTTTGGTAATATTCCTCTTCGCTTACTTCGCCCTTGTCGTATTTTTCCTCGAGTGCTGCGAGTTCTGCGTCTGTCTGCGCCTGCACGCCCTCGAGCAATAAATCGCCCATTTCCTTAGCGTAGTTTACCATTTGCTGTGTGGTGTTGTTTATTTCGTCGGCTATGTCCTGCCATAGGTCGGCTTTGTTCTGTGCGTATTCCTCGTCAATTTTGAGAAGTGCGGCGTTTTTTTGTTCCTCGGTTATGAGTTCCTTGTCGGCCATTTCCTGCACGCGTGCGGCGTAGTCGTCAAGTTTTTTATTCTTTTCTTCGTACTCGTCAAATATGGTTTTATGTCCCATTTCGCCGAGCATACTTTGTAATTCCTCGGCAGCCGCGAGGCGTTCTTCCTCTGTTGCGGCCTTGCCGGCTTTTTCCGCCCACTCGTTGAGAAGTGCGAGGCGCGCTTTTGCGGCGCTGTTGTTTTCGGTTACAAGTCCGTTTGATTTTGTAACGAGGTCAATATAACTTTGCAGATATGCGTTATATACTTCTCCGGCGTCTACTTCTTCGCCGGTGAGTTTCGCGCGTAACTCCATAGCCTCGAGTTGTTCTGCGAGTGCTTTTTTATTTTTTTCGATATGGTCGGCGGCTTGCTCGTCGCGGCTCTTGGCTTTCGCGGCTTTGTCCGCAGCTTTTGCGGCCTCGTCTGCTGCTTTCTGTGCGGCCTCTGCCTCGTCGTTTTCTGCTTTTGTGAGTTCCTCGTAGCGTGTTGTTAATTCCGCTACTTTCTGCGCCTGCGCGTCGCGTTTTTCCTGCCATTTTGGATCTACCATATAACCGGCTAAAATACCGCCCTTGCGCTCGGTCATGCCTTTATTTTTATCCATTTCGGCGAGTACGGCCTGCGCCTCGTCGAGGTTGAGTTTAGCCTGCGCGGCGGTTTCCGTTCCCGCAGCTCCGGCGGCGGCTGCTGCTGCCTTGTCTGCAGTAAGCGATAGCGCCTCGTTCATATCGTTTAATATGTCGGTGAAAAACTTTCTAACGGGAGTTGTAACGCGAGTCCAGCCGCGCCCGATATTTTCCTTAAAATCTCCCCACGCGTTCGCGAGCTGTACGGTGTTGTCGGCCATAGCCGCAGCCGAGCCGTTGTACTGTTGCGCTACGATTTCAATAGCGCGCCCGCTCTCGAGTTCTTCTTTTGTGAGGTTGTTTATAGCGGTAACTTGTCGGCCTAACATTCCGGCGTTACCGTTTAATGTCGCGTTGAGTTTCTGCGCTGCGCTTGCTATGTCCTCGCCGGTTACGGCTGCCATATCTGCGGCCGCTTTCATAATCTGCATTATCTGCTCTTCGTTGCGGCCGGTTGCGGCGAGTTGTGCCATTACTTGCAAACTTACCTCGTCGCCAATTTCGCTCATGCTCTGTAATTCGCTGGCGAAGTTACGCAGATTGTATACACTTTCATTGTTTAAGTATGGGTTGTTTTTTGCTGCCTGCTGTAATGCGATCTCGGCTTTCTGTTGTACCTTGTACGCCTTTTCGCAATCGTTGAGCACGTCTACTGTCTTTTTTACGGCCACGGCTACGCCAGCAACGGCGCCCGCGGCGGCTATAGCGCCCTTACCAATTCCGCCGAGGTTTGTATTTAATGTCTTGCTTTTTTTGCCTGCGTTGTCTATGGATTTGCCGGCGTCGTCAAGTTTTTTGTTAAGGTCTTTGAGCCCTTTATCTACGCCCGAGGTGTCTAATTTGGTGTTTATTTTTACTTCGCCGTCTGCCATGTTTTACCCCTTTAATGCTCCGAGGAAGTCCTCGAGCGCCTCGTCCGGCTCGTTGTCTGCCGGTTGTGGAAGTCGCCAAGCCTCGTATTGTTTC